AATGGATTAAGATATAGTGATCGACTCCAAGTGCCATTGTTTAAGAATGAGTGGGGAACTTAATGAAAAAATTTATCAAGCGAGTATTAGGAATAGACAAGATCGAATTAGCTGCCGAAGTAGCTCTTCAAGCAAAACTTAAAGAGCAACTTGCTGTTGAAGAAACAATTCGACTTGCTAAATTGACTCCGAAAGAACGTGCAACCGAAAAAGAAGAGTCGTATATTGCAGTACTTGATACTAAAGTAAACAAAGATAATGTAAGAAATGGCTTTTTTGAGCTTGACTGGAACGAGTATTTTATAGTAGAATTAAGACTAGCAGGTTATAATGGCGACAGCGATGAAGAGATTGTCGACAGATGGTTTCAGGATTTGTGTCGTAACATTGGGAACGAAGCGGGAGTTGATATGGACGGACGCGGATCTGGCTATGTTAATGTAAACAACTTAGGCAACGGCAAAGCCGAAATTAGCTAATGGTATATATTTTAGTCGATACAGCAAATACATTCTTTCGTGCAAGACACGTAGTCCGCGGCAACGCAGATGAAAAAGTAGGAATGGCCATGCAAATTATTCTTAACTCTGTTAGGAAGGCATGGAGAGATTTTAATGGAACCCATGTGGTGTTTTTCTTAGAAGGTAGAAGCTGGCGAAAGGATGCTTATGCTCCGTATAAGCGTCAACGCACAGAAGCTCGGGCGGCACATAGTCCTCGCGAAGCTGAAGAAGAAAAACTGTTTTGGGAAACATTTGATCAATTCAAAGATTTTGTTATTAACAAGACTAATTGCACAGTACTTCAACATCCTAGATTAGAAGCAGATGATTTAATTGCAGGTTTTATTCAAAGTCACCCCGACGATAGTCACATTGTGATCAGCACAGACGGCGACTTTGCACAATTAATTGCACCTAATGTGAAACAATATAACGGTGTTACTCAAGTTACAATTACTCACGAGGGATACTTTGACGAGAAGGGCAAGTATGTTATTGATAAGAAAACTAACTTGCCTAAGGCTATTCCGGATCCTGAATGGTTGTTATTTGAAAAATGTATGCGTGGCGATACTAGCGATAATATTTTTAGTGCGTATCCCGGTGTTCGAGAAAAGGGTACAAAGAATAAAATTGGATTACGAGAAGCATTTGCAGATCGTAATACAAAAGGCTATTCTTGGAACAATCTCATGCTTCAGCGTTGGACTGACCATGAAGGTGCAGAACAGAGAGTTAAGGAATGTTATGAGCGTAACAAATTGCTGTGTGATTTAACAGCACAACCAGAAGAGATCCGTACTATCATTACTGACACAATTAACGAAGCACTCGAAAAAGAAAAGAACATCTCTCAGGTAGGAATTCGATTACTTAAATTTTGTGCAGAATACGATCTTCAACGGATTAGTGATAACGTGCAGTCGTATGCAGATCCATTAAATGCAAGGTATGTAAAATGAACGCAGTTGCTAAAGTGTTAGTTCCAAATAAAATTTGGATAGTCGAAGATGGTGGGAAAAAACTAGGTACCCTTAATAAAGAAAAGAAAGGCTTTAGCTTCTATCGGCAAGGAATGAAGATTGATTTTCCTAGCAAAGAAGAAATCAAAAATCAGTTCGGCGAAGATGTACGGAAAGAAGTAGAAAAAATTATTAAAGTTTCTACAAAAAAGCCAGAAGTTTTGTTAAATGTTTACGAGTACCCGTGTAGTAGTAAGCCGCATAATCCAGTTTATAATATTAAAAAGAAATTGCCAATCTACTCTAAGAGCAGTAAAAGTAAAAGTTTATATTGTGCAGGTTATTACATTATTCAATTTCGAAAAGGATGGGTCAAGAGTTTTTGTCCTAAACTAATTACGCTAGAACGATATCCTTATAAAGGACCGTTCAAAACTGACGAAGATATGAAGCAGTCACTTAGCCAATTAGGGAAAGAAAAATGACCTATCTTAACACTTTACCTATCGAAATGTTCTTAGAAAAGGCCAGAATTGCTGTAAAAAGTAATCAGAAGAGTCTAAATCTAGACATAAAAGAAGTACAGGCACTGTATGATAGTCTAGCTACAACAATGACTAGACTAGCCGGAACAGAGAAACAGACTGTAGTAAGTAACCCTACTCCAGAGTCCATTCAAGTTAAAATGGACGGTGGTAGATTTTAATAAGATTTGGAATAAATATATGCGTACACAATTCCGGAGCGCATATATGTCAAGGCCAAAGCCAAAAGTATTATTAGAAATTACCAATAAGAAAACTTATAAAACTGAACAAGTTTTAGAAGCAGATGCTATTTGGGCAGTTTTTTACAAGGCGCAGCCTGTAAACTTAAAAACTACCAGCATTATAGCACAACGACTGGGCCCAAAATATAAAAAAGTTAGTTTTTCTAATAAAGGTCACGCATTTAATCTTGCAGAAAAGCTCAATAAACTTTTCAATTGCAATGACTTTGCTGTATTCAAGTTAACTACGGGCGAGCAGGTCAACTATGATGGATCAGAAGACGTTACTAACTAGGAAGATCTTAGAACAGCTAGGAATTCAAATCACGGAAAAAAGTTTCAAAGACTGGTATAGATTGTGGTGGCAAAACCCTAGAGAGACTGGCAGCATGAGACTCACTGACAGAGGATTAGAAGATTTTGAACAAAAAGCAGGATTCAAATCTTACAAAATAGTCTTTCCACAACCGTTAGACACAGTAACTAACCAATTTATATTAGATTTAGAGCACTTTATTGGTAGCCCATATTATCTTACTCGAAAGCACATTGTAGTTTTTACCGAAAAACTTGCAGTACAACTAGTACTTTTTGGGGGAGATCTCCAAAAATATAACAAAGCTAAGACAATGTCGCAAAAATACAACACCACTTCTACTTGACAAATACCTAAATTTGCGCTACAATAGTAACACAGTAACAAATTAACCCACTGTTTTATTTTTTGAAAGACTCAAATGGCAGAGAAACTCAGCGCAAATCGTACCGTTACACCTAACGAAGCAAAACGTTCTATTCGTAAGTGTGTCAAAATTCAACGTCCCGTGTTTATGTGGGGCCCGCCCGGTATTGGCAAGTCCGATATCGTTAAACAAATTGGCGACGAACAGGGTCGGGAAGTAGTCGACGTTCGATTGAGCCTTTGGGAGCCTACTGATATTAAAGGCATCCCTTATTACAATTCCGATTCAGGCACAATGACTTGGGCACCTCCTGCAGAATTGCCCACTGATCCAAATTCTACCGCAATCCTGTTCTTGGATGAATTGAATTCGGCGGCGCCTGCTACACAGGCAGCGGCATTCCAATTGGTGTTGAATCGCCGTGTTGGTACTTATGTACTGCCAAAAGGTGTTAGCATTGTTGCCGCAGGTAACCGTGAAACTGACAAGGGCGTTACTTATCGTATGCCTGCTCCGTTGGCTAACCGTTTCGTTCACTTGGAGTTGCGTACAGATTATGAAGACTGGTTAAACTGGGCTACTTCTAATCGCGTCCATCAACAAGTTGTAGGTTATGTTGGCTTTGCTAAACAAGATCTGTACGACTTTGATCCAAAATCTAGCTCACGTGCGTTTGCTACTCCCCGTTCTTGGATGTTTGTTAGTGAACTGCTCACTGACGACGATTTGGACGAAGGTACACTAACTGACCTGGTAGCAGGTGCAGTCGGCGAAGGCCTTGCAGTTAAGTTTATGGCTCACCGAAAAGTTGCTAACCAAATGCCCAAGCCAGAAGATATTCTAACTGGTAAAGTTAGCAAAGTGGACATCAAAGAAATCTCGGCAATGTATTCTTTGACTATTAGTCTGTGCTACGAGCTTCAAGAAGCTGACCGCAAGAAAGCCAAAGATTGGGATTCACAAGCCGACTTGTTCTTCAAATTTATGATGGACAATTTCCCAACTGAACTAGTTGTTATGGGTGCCAAAGTTGCTCTTACAAACTACAATTTGCCATTTGATGCATCCAAACTGCAACACTTTGACAAATTCCATGACAAGTACGGCAAGTACATTATCCAAGCAATGGAAGGATAAAAAGGGCCCGCAGGGGCCTTTTTTACTTGCTCATTTAGGAATTTGACTATATAATAGTGTATAGACACAAAAGGATTTACTATGACAGTAATGAAAGCAGAAAAGATTAAGAAGCCTACTAAAAATCGAGAATTTAATTCTGCAGAAAAAGCAAAGATTCTTGATAAGCTAATTACAGCACGAGTAGGTCTATTACTCCGTCATCCATTCTTTGGCAACCTTGCTACACGCATGAAACTTATCGATGCGTCAGACTGGTGTGCCACATTGGCCACAGACGG